ATGATTTGGAAATGATTCGTTGGTTAAGCGGTTTGGACAAAAAATAATAAATTTCTCTTTGACAAGATAAATAATACTGTTATAATGTTGCACAGTGCAATGTTATATCTAGGCACATTTATTAAGGCAATTTTATTAAGGAGAAACATATTATGGCAACATCATTGGCTGAAATTAGAGCAAAACTACAAGCGCAAGACACACGCAGTGCAGGCGGAGGAAGATCCCCAGGCGACAACGCCATTTATCCGCATTGGAACATAGCAGAAGGTTCCAGCACTAGAATTAGATTCCTACCAGACGGCAACGCAAGCAACGACTTCTTTTGGGCAGAACGTTTGATGATCAGACTTCCATTTGCTGGAGTTAAAGGTCAAGCAGACAGCAAGCCTGTGATTGTACAAGTACCCTGTGTAGAAATGTACAAAGAAGCATGCCCCATTCTAGCAGAAGTGCGTGGATGGTTCAAAGATGCAAGTTTGGAAGACATGGGTCGTAAGTACTGGAAGAAGAAAAGTTACTTGTTCCAAGGTTTTGTGCGAGAAAATGCTCTTGCTGATGACAAGGCTCCAGACAATCCTATTCGTAGGTTTGTTATTAGCCCACAGATCTTTAATTTGATCAAAGCGGCACTTATGGATCCAGAGTTGGAAAACCTTCCAACAGACTACACAGCAGGACTAGATTTTACAGTTACAAAAACCAGCAAAGGTGGCTATGCAGACTATAGCACCAGCAAGTGGAGTAGACGTGAATCTGCACTAACAGCAGACGAACAAGCGGCTATTGACACACATGGTTTGTACAATCTGTCAGACTTCTTACCAAAACAACCTGGAGAAGTTGAGCTTAAAGTAATCAAAGAAATGTTTGAAGCCAGCGTCGACGGCGAAGCATATGATGCAGAGCGTTGGGGTCAGTATTATAGACCAGCAGGCATGATGGTAACAAACACGGCACCAGCAACACAGAGCGCAGACTCATCACCTTCTGTAGCACAACCTACGCCTAGTGCGGAGACTGCTACACCCGCTCCAGTTGTTGAGGCCGCACCCGCTACTGCTGCCGAACCTGTAACAGCAGAAGCACCTACTAGTGACTCCAGCAAGCGTGCTGAAGATATACTAGCGATGATTAGAAATCGCAGTAAGTAAATTACTATTTTTAATAGTACTTGTGTTAAATATGTTGGGGTTACCTTTTGCCCCAACATATTACCTTTTATAGCATATGAATCCAATTAAATCTATCACATTCGGGCTTGATCCTTCAGCACCTCCTGCTTTTCTTCTTGACTGGGAATTGACCAAAAAGTGTAATCTGGATTGTTCCTATTGCGCCATTGGTGAATTTGGTGGCCATGACAACAGTACACAACATCCACCAATTGAAGAGTGTGTGAAGTCTATAGATTTCATGTACGAGTATGTAGACCTATACATGCAGTATAGGAAAGAAAGTAATAGAAAAGTTGTATTAAATGTATACGGTGGCGAAAGTTTGGTACACCCACAGATATTAGAAATTCTACAACAAGTAAAAGACAAACAGCAAAAGTATAAACACAGGTGGGAACTTACAATAACTTGTACAACAAACGGTATTGTTGGAACAAGGATGTGGAGCAAAATTATTCCATACATAGACGAGTTCATTGTGAGTTATCATCCAGAGAATATACCAAAGCAAAAAGAGCAGTACAAGAAAAATATACTTCAACTTAAAAAAATAAACAAACGTTTCAAGTGTGTTATGCTGATGCACAATGACAAGGAAATGTTCGATGATGTTGAACGTATGGTACAGTACTGCAAAGACAATCAGTTGCCTTTCTTCCTTAAACGATTAGACAACACAGAAGAACAATGGGCATATACTGGCAAACAATTTCAAAAAATACAAGCAAATTTTGGAGACAACGAAGTTGAAGAACCAGACGAAAAAGTTCTCAGTATAAGCAAAGGCAGAGCCTGTTGTGGCGGCCGAAAGATGTGCGTAAATGGAAATTATAAGGAAAACTTGTTGTATATAAACAAGCAAGGGTTCAAAGATTGGCATTGTAGTGTAAATTGGTATTTTCTATTCCTTAGACAGTACAACGGTAAGGTATATTCCAGCACAAAAGATTGTTTAACAAATGTTACAACCAATCGGGTTGAGCCATTGGGTAACATTGACAATTACCAAGTGATGCTGGATACACTTAGAACACAATTAGAAACAAAATCCATGCCGGTTATTAAATGTGTAAAGAGCATTTGTGTTTGTGGATATTGCGCACCCAAAGCAGAGTCACGTGTTGAACTAACTGGGTTGTTAAAACATAAGATACAAGTTAGCGTATTAAAAGATGCTGAATCAAATTGATACTATACTATTTCCAGATACCTGTGAGGTATTGGAAGTTGCGCCGCAAAGGTTTGTCTACCCAATACACAAGAATGGATCGACCAGTTTGCACAATTCCGGATTTAGATCTTTGTCGTTGGATGAAATACAGCAACTTGACGTAATCGAAGTACTGGTACGCAACCCCACAGAACGCTACATAAGTGGCGTAAGCAAGTTTATCGAAGACACCGAATTAGATGACTACACAGTTTTGCATTTTGTTGAAAATTATTTGTTTTTAAACAATCATTATGCTCCACAGTTGTATTGGCTACTAAACTTACAGCGTTTTACCAACGCTAAAATGTTATTGAGTCCAATGAGTCAGTTGGCTACAATAACCAAATTGCATGACAATACCAGTGATAAGAATAATTTGGTAAGTACAAACGACAAGGTTGAATTTTACTTGCAGTTAGATCAGGTTCTAATAGGGGAACTGTTAGGACGTACAGTAACATTCAAACAAGTAGTACAGACAGTAAAACATCGTTATCCAGAAGTATACAAAGAAGTTATACAGAGATCAATAGATTTATGCAATGTCCTCGTTTAGATCATTTTGTAAGATTTAATCCAGCTGGAACTGTGAGCCGGTGCGGCCATATGATTACGCCCCCGCAATTTCAGTCGCTGGAACAAATGGAGCAGAGTAAATGGTTGTCTGTGGTGCGTGGACAAGAACAACCCCCGGAGTGTAAACGATGCTTTGATACTGAGAAAGTTAACGGTAAAAGCATCAGACAAAATGCTATAGAATTTGATAAACAACAAACCAGACATGATTATCTCACAGTAGGTGGTATACTGGACAATGTATGCAACAGTGCATGCTTTAGTTGTGATGCATCCTACAGCACAAAGATTGGCAGTTTAACTAATAAAATATACCCAGTGGTGAACAACAGCAATGCATATTGGAAATTGCCGCTTGAACGTGTTGTACATTTGGACATAAACGGTGGGGAACCAAGTGCAAGCAAAAACTACAAACACATACTACAAAACTTACCACCAAATCTAAAATCGCTACGTCTTAATACCAATGGCAGTTTGATCATCGAAGAATTAGAAGATATAGTAGCAAATGGTGTGGACGTAACAGTAACAGTAAGTCTAGATGGTATAGGCGATGTACATGATTATGTACGCTGGCCAATCAAATGGGATAAGTTTTATAGTAACCTAATGATATACCAGACCATGAACGTTAAACTTAACACGTGGACAACACTCAGCGCACTGAATATCAGAGATTTCAAGAACATAATCAAGTTTGTGAAGCAAAATAAATTAGATCACAGTTATGCATTTTTAGAAAATCCAACTGTACTAAATGTTAAGTATAGAAATAAGTTTACCAGTGCATGCGCAGGATTATTTGATTTGGTAGCAACCGACAGGAATAACGATTTTGAATTAGAATATTTTTTAAATCAGCAAAATGAAGCCAGGGGAATCAATGAAGCCTTTCGCTGAGATACAAGTAGATGTTATAGATATTGCAAATCAAATAATGGATTATATATCTGCAGACGACAGCATTAGCCTGTATACAGGTGGACCGTGGAAGTTTTTAGATAAACGTAGTTTGTTGCTTGGATGTCCTGCACTGCTTGATTTTTTTAAACAGCACAAGTTGCTGGTGAAGGATAGCGCAATAACATTCATAACTGATACCAATGACTTGCCGATGCATGTAGACGAAAAGCCTGTAATAGCAAAAATGAACTTTCCTGTGTTAAACACGCAAGGGTGGACAAACAAATGGTTTACAGTGGACAATTTAGAAAACTATCCAAAAGTAAAAAATCAATTTGACAGCGAAGTATATGATCTATCCACTGCTACAGGCGAAACATTAGCAGAGTACAAGGACATGCCTTACCCTATTGTGTTTAACAGTAGTATTCCGCATAGTGTTGAACAATATGATCACAATGCAAAGGCACCTAGAATTATAGCAAGTTTTACATTTCACAAGGAACCAATTGAATGGCTCGAATAGCGATAACAGGACACAGTGCTGGCATTGGACAAGCCTTCGCAAAAATCTATACAAAACAAGGACATGAAGTTGTAGGACTAAGCAGACGCAACGGATACAACATACGTAACCTGCCCAAGTGTCTATCCAAGATAGAGCCTTGTGACTTGTTTATTAATAATGCACAAGTTGGGTTCGCACAAACAGAACTGCTGTTTGCTGTACATCAAGCATGGCAAGGCACTGTTGGAAAACGAATCATAAACATTGGCACCATAATGGCATCAATGCCCAACAGTTGTTTACCGGGTCTGGGCATGTTGCACTATCATGTACAAAAAACAACACTAGACGAAGCAATACGCCAGTTGCGAGGACTACAACAAGCCTGGCCAAAACTGTGTTTGGTCAAACCAGGAAAAGTAGATACACAGGGCGAAGGCGGTGTGCCAGTGGACGCATGGGCAAAACGAATAGTAGAAACACTTGATACATACCCATACATGGAAGTAGAAGAACTAAGCATCGGAGAGCATACGCAATGAATCCTAAGGATTATTTGACTAATCGTAGTTTTTGTCCTGTGCCGTGGACTGGATTAATGTATAATTTTGATGGCAATGTCAAAACCTGCATTCGTAGTAGTGAACCAATTGGAAATATCAGTGAAACACCAATTGAGCAAATACTAAACAACAGCAAGAATAAAGATACACGGCAACGCATGTTAGACGGCCAACCAGGACAACGCTGTGATCCTTGCTATGAGTTAGAAGGAAAAGAAAACAAGTTTGATATAATAAGTGATAGAGTATTTTACTTGCGTGAACTTAAAAACACTCCAATGACCACGTATGACAGTGTAGATAACTTTGACCTACAAACTATAGATGTACGCTGGAGTAACTTGTGCAACTTTAGTTGTGTGTACTGTAGCAGTGATTTTAGTAGCCAATGGGCAAACGAACTTGGTCTGCCTATCAAAACTCCCAGCAAACAGCAACGTGCCGAGTTCAAAGAATATATTTTTAATAGATTGGATACACTGAAACATGTGTACATGGCCGGTGGGGAACCGTTGCTAATGAAGGAAAACGAAGAGTTATTGGAACAATTGCTAATACGTAATCCCGATGTGAACTTGCGTATCAATACAAATTTGAGTCACACAGAAACCAAGGTGTTTGATTTGGTATGCAAGTTTAAAAATGTTCATTGGATTGTAAGTGCAGAAACAATGGGAGATGAGTTCAACTATATAAGACATGGCGGGGATTGGGCTACATTTTGTT